TGCATATTTTTTGAATGCCCACCCACCGTTCTCCCATAGAGTACCTTTTGTAGTGCTTATGGGGGGCTATTTATACTGTGTTGTCTCTTCTTTTATTAGATTACCTTCGTCATTATAATAAGTTACTGTTGTATAGTCTCTTCCTTTTGCATAATCTGTTCCTATTGCTTTATCTAATGTCAATCTTCCATTTAAGAGAATACATTTGTGATTAAATTTAGTCGATAATATATTTTCATATCTGTTTAAGTCTTCTTGTTTAAATATCATTGTGTCACAGTTGAATACTAATACTGTATCTTCGTCCACTTCTATTACGTTGCTAAGACTAAAGCTGTTATCTATTTCTCTAATTTCTTTTAGTATTTGTTTTACTTCACTTAATACTTGTTTTATTCTTTCTAAGTTCTCTATATCTTTATCACTTATTAAACTAGCCATATTTATATACTCCTTTTACTGTTTACTTTTATTTTGTATAATATATTTCCATACCATCTTAAACCGTCAAATCTTCTATGAAATAAATTAGAATCAAATATCTTGTTTATTATCTCTTTCATTCTTTATTAAATCTCCATTCTCATCAAAAATATATTCCGCTTCTTCACTAAAATGTTCTTTGTTGTGGCATTCTTGACATAAACTTTCTAGATTTTCTATATTAAAAAATACGTTGTCGTCTTGATAATTTTTATCTGTTACATATTCTTTATGATGTACTATATAAGCACTATTATATATTCCGCTTTTTTAAACATCTTTCACAAAACGGATTTAATAATATCTTTTGCTTTCTTGACTTCTGCCATCTTTTTGATTTATATTTTTTTGCTATTTCTGGATTATCTCTATATGTCATTTTGTCTTCTTTCTTGTTTTTCTTACAGCAGTTTCTGTTTTAGTCTTTATCGTTGCTGTTTCCACTTCTTCTTTTATTTCTTCCACATCAGCCAAACCAGATTCTTTTATTTGTATTGCTCTTTCTTTATTACTTACTAAATAAACATTGTCTTTTTTTATCTTTGCGTTTCCTTCTCCATCATATTCTATTTCTTTTCCATAACTCTCTTCAATTAATTCTGGTCTTTTATCTATATAGTCTTGTTTTGCTTTTATTTTATACATATCGATCTTCCTTTCTTTTTTTATGTCTAATATTTTTATCCAATCATTTTCATTGCATTTTTCTATATATTTAAAATTTTTAGGAATTTTATTAACGATCTTTTCTATATCTAAATTTTTTAAATCCATATCTAATATATAGCCATTTATCTCATTTTTTACATTTTCATAAACACTTGGGAAATTTGTACATATAACTGGAGTTCCATACTGCAAACATTCATTTACAAAATAACTATATCCTTCTGTATCACTTAGTTGCACTCCGTAATCCGCTTCTACAATATAATCCATAAAATCGTAACTTGGTTGCATATATATTATTTCTTCTAAATTAAAAGGTTTTTGACCGTATAACTTTAAATCTGTAAATATAGTCCATCTAAATTTTACATTTGCTTTTTTTAATTCTTGTGCTAATTTAAGCATTCTATCGTAACCTTTTTCTTTAGAGACTCTAGTTGCACTTATAAGTTTTAAAATTGGCTTGGTTTCTTTTTTATAATCCAAAATATTATATATTCTAGTTATTTTCTCTTTTGGATATAATTTTTTAAATACCTTGCAAACATGATCACTTACTCCCACATGTTCTGCAGTTTTATGCCATTTATTATAAACAAATCCTGTTTCTTTAGCTCTAACATAATCCGCATGTACCATTTGTATGTATCTTCCACTCTTTGATACAACACTTTCTGGATACTGTCCCCAAGCCGAAGCACATAGACAAATATCACATATGTATTTTTTATTTGAGTTATATTCTTCTGTTTGTACATATTGCTTAATTCTTTTTAAATTTTCTTGATCTGCAGTTGTATACAAAAAAAGAATGTTGAACTTATTTGACATTTTTTTACAAAATTATATACAAACGTATCTACTCCACCGAATTTTAATAAGTTGTTATGATATAGTATTAATTTCATCCTCCACCTCAAAATACGCACAATTTCCTTTTCCATTAATTTGAACAACCACGTGACATAAATTCTTGTTTTTATTTTTGCATTTGTAACAATGCCCTTCTTTAAATTTATCCATTCTATCTATGTAGCTCTTTTTAATTTTATATTCTCTATCTATTTCTTCTGCAATACAACTCTTCATTTGTGCCTCCTTTTTATAAACACTATGCAAGATGCAATCGACCTTCTTGCGTTACTATTTCTAGCCGAGTGAGGAACACTTTACAATATACATCCTGCATACTATCTACAATAAAAGAGCCTATCTGGTAAGCTCTTCTAATTTTCTCATTCTATATATATCATACTTTTATGGTGTCAAAAAAGGGTAAAAAGGTGTCTTTTTTAAATTTCTGAATATTTTTTTATTGCTTTTTTTAGTAATTTTTTTGTATATCCATAGTCTCTGTTAATTTTTACAGATACTTCTTCTATTTTTAAACCGTTAATAAATCTTAGTTCTAGTATATTCCTAAAAGGTTGTTCTACTAGCTTTATTTTGTTAGTAATCTTTATTAAATTTGTTTCTTCTTCTATCATAATGTCCAGATGTTGCGAAATTAGCTCTAATAATTTAATAATGTTTTTCTCCATTTTGTCATGTGTACTACTTCCCTTCGGCATATCATTCAACATTGTCGTGATTTTAGTTAATTTCGCATTCTGTTCTTCTATTTGTTCTAATTTATAATTCTCTAGCTGTTTACTATGTAAGTAGGAATATAATTCTTTTTTAGCTTCATTTTCTGTCATTCGTACCTCCTATCTTAAAACCAAATAAAAATAATTGTCTATATATTTATTAATGTCTTTTGCTAATGCTGTAGCTCTATTTTTCATGTACTCCATTCTTGCTCTTTCTTTAGTTTTAAAGAATTTACATTTTGTACAATTCTTTTTTATTAAACAATAACACTTATTTTTATCTACATAAGCAAAACAATTATCTCTTTCCATCTCCACCACTCCTTTTCATGTGTTTATATCGTTTTTATATCTTCTATTTCTTCTTTATTTATTAGCTAGTCTTCCTCATTTTAAGTTTTCTAACACTTCAATAAATTCATCTGGATTATAACTCATTTTGCAATAATCTATAAAAGCATCTGTCATATCTCTTTCAATACTTGTACAAGTGTCTTCTGTTAATTTCATATCTTCAAGCCATCTTATTATAATTCTTTCATTCATTTTCGCATTGTTTTCTGCTTGAGCACATTTTTTAATTGCTTCTTTTATGTTTTCTGGTACTCTCATCTTTATTCTCCTTCCTCAAAATAATCTAATATTCTATGTGCTAATTCTTTTGCTTTATCTTCTTGTATTACTATTTGTAATCCGTCGTATGTTATTATTGCTTCTTCTTCATTAAAATTTACTATCATCGTTATTCTCCTTCCTTTATCTCTGTATAATCAATTCTCTTTATATCTTCTAATGTCGTACAATATATGTATCCTATTTCGTGATATATATCATTTGTTTTTACTATTTCTTCTACAACTTCATAGTCATTTTTGAAAAGGTTGTACTTTCTTATAAAAAGTTTATATGTTTTCATATTAATTCTCCTTTAATAATTCTGGGTTGTCATATATGTTGCCTATTACTTCACAATCTTCTAAATTGTATCTATAATCAATTCCAAATCCATCTAAATCATATACATGGTATTCGCTGTTGTTGTCTGCGTCTACGATAAAATTACTGCCAAAATATTCTACTTTACCAATAAAATATTTTTCTTCTTCTCCTTTATATAATTTAACCTTTACTATATCTCCCTCATATATTTCTTTTCCGTTTTTATCTTTTAATCCTGTGTATTGCATTAAAACGTAATCGCTATCTTCTCTTAAAGAACCGCAACCATTCTGTAAATTATAATAATATGCTCTATTTGTTTCAATTTCAAAATTTATTGTATCGTGAACATCTTCTCCACAAATATGCATATGTTTAGTTTCTTTATCCCAAACTCTAAATTTTATATCCCTCATTTTTATTCTCCTTCCTCCACTTTCTCTAATTCCCACCAATTAGGCTGATTTTGTAGTATGCATTTGTTTTTATTAAAAATACATTCTTCACAACCCATTTTGTCACACATCTTTTTTATTTTATTTAATGTTTTAATGTCTTGTTTTGTTATTTTCATATCTCCCAACTTTCTTATTTTTGTTTTATTTTGTAACAGTTAGCTTCAAACTGTTCGTGTGTTAATACTTCTAATAATTTACATCTATCTTTTAAATCTTCTTTTACTGCTTTTAGCATTTCTTTATCATCTATAAAGATATAATCTTTTGTATTAAATTTTGTATCTAACATTACAACTATATCTTCTACTTCAATTAGGTCTACTAGATTAAAGCTGTGTTTCTTTATATTCCAAAAGCCTATTGGTATTTCTCCTTCTTCTATCTTTAGTATTGCCTCTTGCTCTTCTTTGTCTATTGCTATTATTTGTCCTATAACTAATCTGTTTTGATTAATTACAAATTCTCCTACTTTAATATCCATAACTACCCCTCCGTTGAATTATCTAAAATAAATTTTTTGACTGTCTGTCCAGTATATTTATAAGCTCTATCATCAATGTACATTTGAGCAGGTAGTTTTCTGTTTGTAACGCCTATTAAATTCAATTCTTTCCAAAAAATCTCATTATCATTTACTCTAACAGCTTCACACCAAAAGCCTTGTTTATTCCACCAATTTATGATTTGCATTGGCTCTCTAGTAGAACATATAAAAATTGGTATTCCTGATTTCTGTAAAAATAGCATTAAATCTAATACATTTTTATTATATTCATCATAAATACTCCCATCTTGCCAACCTTTGCTATATTTATGTATTACTCCATCAAAATCAAAGCATACTGCATGTCCTTCTTTTAATTTTAAATCTAATTTTTTTACTTCTATATCTTCCATACTCTACTCCTTTTCTACTAAGCCAGCTTGGATTAGGTCGTATAATTCATCTTCATCGGGTTTTTCTCTAAAGCTATAAGGATGTAGTCTTGTAATTTCTCTAGTGCCTTTATTTATAAAATATTGTTCCCCTAAAACACCATATTTTTTATAGCAGACTCCAAAGTCATCATATCCATATTTTTCTACTTCTTCTATATCAACATCATCTTTAACTTTCCACATCTTCAACTTTCCTTTCAAAATATTGTTTTATGCAATTTTTACAATTCGTATAATCTTCATTGCACCAATCTGGATTCGTTTTATTTTTTATACATATGTCTTCTTCTATATCTATTTTTGATATATATTCTGCCATTAAATCTATTTGCTTTTTTAGTTGTATATTTTCTCTATCTGCTTTAACTAAATCAGTTAGTGCTTTGTGATATAGTTCATCTTTTTCTTTTAGAATAGATAAGACTGTGTCTAAATCTTCGGTTCCACAAATACAAGTATCATGCTTTATATTGTTTTTACGTTTTCTTAAATTCACTAACTCTTGTAATCTATCTATCGCTTCTCTTTGTTCATTTGTCATTGCTTGTTTTCTCCTTTAGCTTACCATGTAAATTCCGTTTTTGTGAGTAATCCCTTCAATTTTAGGAACTATATTGTACACATCATCTTCTTTTGTTAAATTTATACAATCACATACATAAACAGTATTTGTTCCAACATATTCTGCAACTTCTTTAATTGTTCCAATAAAGTCCAGTTTTCCTGTTTTTTTATTGATACAACAAACACTTCCTTTATATTTAGAGTCATACTTTATACCTTTTTCTTTTAGTAAAGCTTCGAATTTTTCAACGGCTTTTCTTTTCGCTTTATTAGAAGTATGTGTATAGATTTTTAATGTCACATCTACATCACTATGTCCCAATATTTCGCTTATAGTTTTCACATCAGCACCATTTTCTATATTCATACTTGCAAAAGTATGCCTTAAAGAATGAAATTTCAACGGTTCAATTCCTATTTTTTTCATAAAATTTTGATAAAATCTTCGAAATGTTCTTGGTTCTGTCCATTTATTTTTTCCTGTAAGTACATAATTTTCGTCGCCCGTATTCATTTCTTTTACAATTTTCACTATATCTTCTGTCAATGGTATAGTTCTATTACTGTTATCCGTTTTAGTAGATGTTATCTTTATTTCAGAAGGATTTATGTCTTTTGTTGGGTCATATGTTCTTTGTAGAGTTTTCATTACTCTTACGCATTTTCCCTTAAAATCTATGTCTTTAAATTGCAGTGCACACAGTTCTCCTATCCTCATGCCTGTATATAGTCCCAATAATATTCCTAACTTTTTATAGTCTATATTTTTCAAAATTTCACTTACTATTCTTTTGTACTCTTCTTCTGTATATGTTTTTTTGTTTTCCCCTATCAATTCTTGCTTTTTATATTTTAATTTTCGTTTTGAATACACAAATTGTGGAATTATACCTTCCTCTTGTCCTTCTGCTACTATTTGTTTCACTATTCCTAAACAGTCTTTTGTTGTCTTTTCAGATAAATTCTTTTCCCCTTGTGCTCTATATATAAAAAACTGTAGTATATCTCCGTTTAGTTCATTAATTCTTACTTCCCCTAAAACAGGAATTATATTGTTTTTTAGTAAATTGGCATAATTGCAATATGTTGATTCTTTTACTTCAAATTTTTTTTAGCTAGCCAATAAGCTGCAAAATACTTAAATTTATCTTTTTTTTCCTCTTCTCTTACTATCAAGGATGTTTCTATCCTTTTTCCTTGTGAATTATCTATCTTTATACCTAAAGTATTTAATATTTTATCCATATCATATATTATTAGTTTTGCATTCCCATTTAAAAATTCTTTTAGAATTAATTCGCTTATTCCAATTTCTGCAGAGGCAATTTTATAGTTGTTGTTTATATTTTTTTCAATCACTTCTTTTAACATTCTTTCCCTTCACTTCCTCCCAGCGCCTTATGTTTTTTAATCTTTTTTCTTTAGCCCCTCCTGTCGGGTCTTTATCAATTAGTTTCAACATTCTCTTATTCCAAGCTATTTCCCAGTCAGGTTCTCCTCTATGTTTTACATATTCAGTAAATTTGATTTCTCTATAATCTTCTATCATTCTCCCAGCCTCCTTCCGACAGCTTGGACAATATTTTAAGTCATATGCTCTTGTTGTATAATTAAAGTATTCCTCGCCTTTTATTCTTCTTTCACCTTTTTTCCAGCAATAAACAGCAATTTTAGCAAATAGCTTGGAGTTTTTATCTTTTTCTGATTCTTTCCAAAATTCTATTGTTTCGCAACATCTACACATTTCTATTTTTCTCCTTCCAAAAGTTCTTGTAAAACTTGTACAATAATAGTATTTGCTATGTTTTCGTAATATTCTACATCTGTTTCTTTGCCTTGTATTCTATACTCGTCATACCTTTCTATTTTGTATTTATATTCTTGTATTACGTTTATTACTTTTTCCTTTGCTATGCTGTTTTCCATTGCAACTATAAAGCAGCCGTGCCAGTGGTCTCTTTCCTCTTCCAACGCTTTTATTCGCTCGTCCTTTTGCTGGCATTCTTCTATCCATTCGCCTTTTTTTTTCTCTGCTGTATTTATTGCTTTTTTCAACTCTCCGTTAATCTTTTGATGCTCTTCATTTATTTGTTTTTGTCTTGTATAGTCATTTATTAAATTTTCCATTGCATAAATACAATCAACAGTTTTTTCATCCCAAAGTAAATCATTATAAATAATTTTATCGTTACCTTCATATATTAATAAATTCAAATAACTTTTTAAGTTTTCTAATATCTTAATATCATCTTCTATGCCACCGACATTCTTGTCGCTTGTTTTATTATTCATTTATAACACCTCTATTTCATTATCTAAAATTTTACCTATAAGTAAGCCTGTTCCATTTGCATCGTTTACAAATTTAAAATCTTCTACATAAAAAGTATAACGCCCTGCTCCATACCTTACTTGAATTTTTTTCTTTCTTGTTTTTTTATTTAAAATGTCTTTTAAAAACTCTCTAACTGTCATATCCACTCCAACTCCTTACATTTTTTATTTATTGCTTGTAGTTCTTGCATATTTAAGGATGATTGCATATTTGACATATAATAAAAACTAGTAAAAATTCTATATAATAAATCAAATCTTATGAATTTAGAATATCCTGGAAATTGTTTTTTATATTCTAATAAATTATCTCCATCAGTTTCAATTTTTTTATACCCTAACTCTTCAAACATCTTATCCGCTTCACTCATCTATATCACTCCTTTGGCATTTCATAAACATTATTTACATATGTGAAATGATATTTATTAATTTGATTTTTATATAATTCTATTATTTCATTCAACACTTCTTTTGCTCTTTCTTCTGTGTTATATTTTCCTAAAATTAAAGAATCTTCCATAAAAGTTATTAATACTTGCACATTTTTGTCTTGCACATATACCGAACTTACATTTAAAAAATTTATGACTATATTCTTTTTCTGATTTAAAATTAACATCTTTCTTTCCCTCCATCAACTTTTCTAATTTCATTCATAACTTCCGTCACGCACTCTTTGCATTCTTCATTGTTATCGTTTCTTCTCTCACACAACAATTTTAAACAATATCTGCATGTTTTCATAATTTATTAAATCTCCTTTCAAGTTCTTCATTAGTATTTTTTATAACTTCTTCCAATTCTTTTAATGTGTTTACGCAATCTTTAGATATGTATTCTCTTGTAGCAATTTTTAAAATCCCTTTTATACACCCTTCTAAACTTGTATAATATCCTATGTCTTTAAATATTTCTTGTCCGTAATTTTTGCTGTTTTCGTCTTGTACTTTGCTTTTCTCCTGTAACACATAACAATTACTATTAGCATTAATATAAAATCTATCTGTTACTTGTATCATATCTCCAACTCCCCCAATCTTCTTCTCAAATCTTGTTTAAGCTTCGCCCTGTTGTACTTTATCGGAATCTCTATGCATTCAGACATGTCTATACTTATTTCTTTAGCTTGTACTATGCCGTTTGCGTTAAACTCTGCTACACTAGCTTTGTATGCTCTTAACTGGTTGTTTATTCTCTCTCTTTGTTGTACACTTAAACTCTCTAGCCACTCATGATTGTATTTCGCCAAGTTCGCTCCGTTCTCCACTGTAGCTTGTCCACCCAGCCTTTTTGGTCTTAAGTGGTGGTATGTTATTTGTCTGTCTTGTTTCTTTATTCCTTTTATCTTCCTAATTCCTGCCTTCTCCATCATACAGCCTTTTCCGTAAATTCTTTCTAACGCCTGTCTTGCTTTTTTATTGCTCATAGTTCCTCCAACTCTACTATTACTTTATTCTCTATTCCATAATCTTTTAAAACTAATAATGCACTTACTTGACTATCATCTTTATAAACCAAACCGTTCAAACTATCTAAAATCGCTTTTGCAATGTTGTCAGCATCAGGTTTTTTAGTATACTTTATTTTAAATAATAGCTCTTCTTTTTTCTTTTTACTTAAACTTTCAGCTGGTTTAAATACTGCTATAATTTTTGCCTTAAAAGCTTTACTGCTAGGTTCTGTTTGTATGTTATATTTACTCTTAAATGCCCATTGCACTTTTTCTTCAAAACTACTTGTCTTAGTTGGAGTGTACATTCTATGTGTTATGGCGCTATATCTCGGTCTTTCTTTTCCAATCGCTCTTTCTTTTATTTCAAAACTATACTTCATTTTTTTATTCTCCAATCTTTTGTTTCGTATTCGAATATTATTGGTTCTACATGTGCAAGCGCTTGATCTTTGTTTATTTTCTTCTCCCCTTTTCGAGTAGCCTCTTTGTTATACTCTTGCATGTATTCTTTTGCTACAGTAAACTTGCTTAATCCTACTTTCCATCTCCTTATTACCATTTCATCTGTCACTTCTTATCAACTCCTAAAATTCTTTTTATTTGTTGTATTGGTTCATCTGCGTACTTACAATTGTTTGTCCCTTTAAAATTAATGTCTTCTAATCTTGCACAACCGCCACATAATCTACATTTTCCTGTTAATTGTGGATATCTCATAACCTTCTCCTACTTAAAATATTTGTCTATATCTTCTGCTACCGCCCACATATCTACTACAACAAACTCATTTTCTACAAATTCTTTACTTGTTTCCATAGACGGCTCTTTGTAGCAGTAAAATTCTTTACATATTAGTGGCCTTACCTCGTATATTAAGCACTTTTTGCCGTTGTAATACGGACAAGTTAATCTATTTTGCATAACTAGCATTTGCTTTTGTGGCCTTATTTTATTTGCTATAACATATTTTTGTATTATTTCAATTTCTTCTTGTGTTACTGGGAGAAAATTAGTACAACATTCCCCACATTTGCTACATTCTCCACAGCAAGAATTGTCTGTTATTTTTATATCTTGTTTTACTATGTGTTCTATAATTTCTCTCAATGTTGATTTTACTAACATAATTCCTCCTAGATTTGTGTTATACGTTGCATATTCTCTGCTATCATATCTGCTCAATAATATCTTTTAAAACTAACATCTCTTACATCTTCCTATGATCCTCAAAATTCATATAAACTCCCGTACACATCTCATTTAGTCTACTTACTATCGCTTCTGCTGTACTGCTATTGCTGGCAGTTGATAATCTATTTATTAATGTCACATCGTCATAGTTGGTAGTTATTATAGTTGGCTTTAAATTCTCGTATCTCTGATTAATTATGTGATATAATTTTTCTAATACCCATTCACTTGGCTTTTCCTTTCCTAAATCGTCTATTATCAATAAGTCCACCGTTGAATATAAATCCAGTAGATCCCATTCACTTGTTTTTACTTCTTCTCCATATGTTTGTTTTATTTTAAATAGCAAAGTTATTGCTGTTCCATAGATTACAGGTATGCCTTTTTTTATAAGCTCTATTGCTATCCCACAAGCCAAATGCGTTTTGCCTGCACCATAATTTCCAACAAACATTATTCCTAATCCACTAGCTTTTGCTTGTTCGAAATTTTCTACAAAACCTTTAGCTATTTCTAAAGATTTTTTATTTTCTGAATTTACTATAAAATTGTCAAATGTTCTTGTCTTAAATCTTTCTCCCATTTTACTCATTTCGAAAAGTCTATCTATTTTCGCTTTTTCTTCTCTTTTCCTGTGTTCTTCTTGCTCTTTTCTCTGTTTCTCTAACATTAATCTTTCTTGCTCTTCCTTGTATTTAACACTTTTTTCGCAGTCACAATTCTCTGGTTTTACCCATGTCCAGATTGTTTTGGGTTTAAAAGGGTGTTTCAATCCTCTGTAATATAAACTTTTACCACAAAACTCACATTTTAAAGCTTTCGGTGGTTCTTCATGCTCATATTCTTTTAAAGCTTCATCATTTGCCCATAAAAATATTTGATCTGTCTTTAAATCCTCCCCTTGAATATACTGGTTCTTTAATATTTCCCCTATTCTTTCCATCTTCAACCTCCTTTAACGGATATACTGTCTGCCATCCTCTCTCAATCGACTGATTCAACATTGCTATTTGCTGACTTTCTTCGTTGCTCATTTTTCTTATTTTATCTATTAACAGTTCAACCGCTCTACTAGTCATTGGTTTTTTTATAGTTTTACGCATATCTATAAAATCGCTTATAATTTTTTTAAATTCATCAGAAACGTTTTTTTCTCTAAAAACATCTTCGAAACTTTTTCTTTTTTTATTTTTTTCTTTTTTTAATACATCTTCATTTACATTAACATCTACATTATCATCTACATCTACAGTTATTTTTGTTATGCCGTGTTATATCATTTTTAACACTGTTATCTTTGTTATCTTTTGTTATAACATTACTATTCCACCTTTTAGCCATGCCTCTTTTACCTGCTTCACTTCTTTTTTGTTTCTCTTCTCTCCATTTTTCTCTATCTCTGTCTAATTGTGTTTTTATAAAAGAGAAAGCCATTTTTAACATTCCATCTAGTTCTGGTATTTCACCTGTTTTTTCATACTTTATTATTGCTTTTATTAATCTTCCTGCTTCTTCGTCTGTAAGCAAGTCAAATTGTTCCTGATAATCTAAATATATTAAGAAACTGCTTTTGTCCATTTTGCTTTCTCCTTTCGTAAAAGAGGACAGATTATTATGTCTGTCCCCGTTGTTTTAATTTATAATCATAAGTTCTTTCTCTATATCTTCTGGAATGTTTCCTTCAAATACATAACTATTCTTTAATATATATTCGTTATAGCTATTTGCGGTTTTGTTTGCTCTCATTTTTGCCTGTTCTGCCCAATTCTGCTTTTCCTCGCTATCACTGTTCTTATATTGCTCATATGTTGCTTTATCTGTTTTATAGCTTGCTATCATACTTCTACATGTATCCTCTACATTCTTTTTTGTATCATAACTTGTTCTATCCTCTATTTTTCTATCTATCCATTCCACTTTATTCGAAAACCACGTGTCAAACCAGCCAGCAAAAACACCTATTATTGTTATAATAATTAAAAGTACTATTATTCCTACTCCTATTAAACATCCTTTCATTATTATCCCTCCTTGTATGTAACTACAGTGTCTTCTATCTCAAATGGTATATCGCTGTAAAGATAAACACCTGTCCACTCTACATATTTGCCGTCTGGCGTAAAGAAGAATATCCCCGTATCATTCTCTCCATAACTTCCATCTATATCTGGTAACCATTTGTTACTATATCTATCTGCCCAGTTAGCATCACTAGTTCCAGAACTATAATTTATATCTTTTTCATAATATTCGCTGTCCGGAGTTAAAAAGCTATTCAAGCTGGATACTTTTCCATCTACAATAAATTTGCCAGCACATGCTCCATTGTTTAAAAACAAAGCAATATAACCCAATGGCTTTTCTATTTCACAAATTAGAGTATTGGCTTTCTCTCTTTGTCCATTTACCCAGTATGCTCTTCTAATTAGATTATATCTTTCTAAAGAATAATCTATGTCTGTTGGTGTTGGTTGGCTCTCTGCAAGCTTATTCCCAACATTTAAAGTACTCTCTATATCTTCTTTTGTACTTGTTGTCTCTCCACTGCAACCCGTTAAAAGTATTACCCCTAAAACCATTATTGGTATTAACAAAAATATTTTTTTCATTTTTTATCCTCCTATAAATAATTTCGCCCATATTTGGCTATAAAATCTTCTTTTGTTTTGTTATAATGTTCCTGCCATGTTTGTTGTGCTATTTTCTTTAGCTTTAAATCTAGTTCTTTATTAAAGTGCACTCCGTAATTACTTAAATTATGCCAGTCTGCTCTTAGCCATAACCATAAACCATCCTGTTCACTTAGCTTCCTGTTTGCTGTGCCCTCAAAAACATGATGTTTATGTAAGTTGTATGTGGTTTTAGTTATGTAACATTCTTTCTTATTTTGTAATATTGATTTCATCTCTTGTCCCATTCCTTTAATAGACTGCATATTTCAGCTTCACTTTTTGTTTCTATTCCAACAGCTTTACAATCTTGAACTACTCCATCTATCAATCTGCTCATTTGTTTAGAATTAAAGGAACTTGAACCATAATAAGCATTAATTATCTTAAACTCTACATTACTTATATACTCTGTATCTGCTATTTCGCAAAACCAAGCTATACCCTTATCTTGCCACATTATTTCAAATGTTTTTACGTCTTTTGTCTCTATTCTAAATCGTCTAAATATAGCTAATTCTTTTACTCTTTTTTTATATTCTTCTATTGCATCCAAATCTTGCAATTCACACAGTTCTTGAAGCAACTTCCAAAAGTAATTGTTTGCATTTACACTTCTCTTCTTCTTCACTTCTTTTACTTCATACTTTTTTGTCTTATCTTGTTTAAATAAATACTGAATTACTTGTTCTATTGTTCCTACCATAAGAGCCTCCTAAAATGGCAAATCGTCTTTTTCTTCTATTTTTGTATCTTCTTTCTTTTCTTCTTCACTCGGAAATTCGTTTTGTTCTTTTTCTTTTGCTTTCATTATTTCTGCTAAGATTATTCCTAGTGCTTTTTTAATTACTGGGTCTGTCTTCTCATTTTTGCTATACAACCAATCACAATATTGCGGGTCTTCCCTTACTATTTCTCCCAATGTTGCACCTTTGTATTTACCAAAGCTCAATTTAATTGCTGTAGCTTGTTCTATTGTCATAGTACTATTGTCATTTTCTTGTTGTATTAAATCGCCCATATCTTCTAAATCTTGAGTAAATACTTCACTTAAACTTGCTACTTGTAATACTGCATCTATAAAAGCTCTTTTCTTAGCCATTTTTAATATTGTATTTACTAGACTACAAATATCTGGATTATTAATTTTGTATTTTGTTCTTCCATATTTATCTGTTATAGTTTCGCTATAGCCTGCATAACTATCTGGTACAGTATCTACATTAATAAATCTGTATTTCTTTTCCTTACTGTTACAGCTTCCTACTCCTTGTGCTACTGCCTGTCCATTTCTATACAATGTACATTTAATATTGTAGCTAAAGAACTCTTTGTCGTAATCTTCTGTTGTTTGCAAAAAATCGTATTCTGGATTTAATCCAAACAACATACAAATTTTTTCTCCACCTGGTTTTAATAGAGTTGGTTTACTCGTTCCTGGCACTTCTCCAAAATCATGTCCCTTTTTCAATGTTTTTTGTACTACTGATTGCATTTGTGCAATTTTATTCATTGTTATAGATATATTATCTATATCTACTGTTTCTATAATGCTTAAAGCATTTACTTCATTTCCCATGTTTTATTCCTCCTATTTAATTCTTAAATTAGTATTATCTGTGTGAATTGTTACTCCATCTGGAACTTCTCCTGTTGTTTTATAATTGTCTGCAATCATCTTTTTATCAATTTTTGTTGTTACTACTTCTATTTTAAATTTATTTGGTACTTCATATTCGTTTGTAATTTCAACACTGATCGGGCTTTTAGCAATACTCATAGTTCCCACGTCAGTTTCAATTTTTAATATATTTAAACGCTCCATATTTTGTTTCACATATTCTTTAAACTTATCTACTTTATTTTGTTCTGCTTTTTTATATTCTTGTAGTCTTTTTATTTGTACATCTATTGCGTCTATTAAAGAACTCCTATCTTGTATATAAGCCACTATATTTCCGCTTTTTTTCTGCAGTTCCAATGCTAACTCTTCGCCTAACTTGTTATATTCTTCTTCTGTTATTGTTCCTTCTTGCACTTTATCCATTAATTCAATAAAATTATTTGTTATGTTATATAAACTTATCTTTGTTTCCATTCTTCCTCCCTCTTGCAATTTTTCTGTATTTGTGTTAATATAAATACAGAATTGCATATATTTATATGTTTTGTTAGTTGTCTATTTTGATTTGCGGTCTGGGTAGACAACTTTGTCTATGTCTCGTAATGTTGTAAATGGGTTCTTACCCATTTTGTAGCAATCAACTTCATGTGCTACAGCTACTAATTTTCTAAAATGGGTTACAGCTCTTTGTTCTGTGTCTATACATCTTTCTTTTAAATCTTCTAATTTAAAAAAATTTACTACAGCTAAAATTAAACAAACTATTAATAGCACTACTAAAATTACTGTTATCATTCTTTTCCCTCCTTTACTTATTTGTTAAAATTTTTTTATGCTTTCTTGTATTTCTTAGGTTTTAACCCTAGTCTTACTGCATGTTGCATATTTTGACTTCTGTTACACCATTCTAAATTTTCTACTTTATTATTTTTCTTATTTCCATCAATGTGGTTAACCTCTTTATAATTTTTAGTATTTTTTATAAATGCATTTGCAACTAGCCTATGAACTCTCCTTGAATACATTTTGTCATTTTTACTCAAACTTACTTGTTGATATCCTAATTTATTTTGTCCTATTGTTAATATTGTCCCCTTTGTTAGTCTTTTAGCCCCAGTTCTATATGTTATAAGTCTGTCTATACTTCTCACTCTCCCTAAATTGCTAACTTGATATAAGCCTTTAAATTCTTCTATATCTTTCCATATTTCCATTATTGATTTCCTTTCTTTTTATCCATTTTTATGTTAAAATTGCCTCGAAAGTGAGGTGTTATTATGTCGAATATCCAACTATCTAAAGATGCTGATTATCTGATTTGTTTAATTTATAAACATTACTTAGAACTGCGTGACAATGGTATTTCAAAATCTGATGCCAAAGTTTTAGGTGATTCTCAAAAAGTTAATCAAGATATCATTCCAGAATGGTCTTTTGAAGATACTGATGATACTTGCCGAGAACTTATAAAAAAAGACTTATTAGATAATCGTATTTATATGGATAATTATTGTGGATATATGAATTTATCCGACAACGGTATTATTTATATGGAAAATCGATTCAAGAATGGCTTTAAGGAGCTTACTGATTTTATTGCAAAATTTATTCCTTAAATGCTTGATTGTTTTTCCTTAATAATTCTAATGCTGACTCACATTCGGCATTAGTTATTTTTTTGATTTCTTCGATTTCTCTTTCTACCAAACCTTTACAAGTTGGCAATGGCAATATTGCATCTAAAATTATTTCTCTTATCAACAATGGTAGTTTTTTATATAAGTTTTCTTCTCTTTCTAGTTCTCTCTCTTCTTTTATATGCTGTAAGTATCTATCTAGCCTAGTTGTATCTAGTTCCACTGGAACTATAATAGGTTTGCTTTCACTTTCCATCTTTTCCCCTCCCTTATCTCATACAGTATTGAAATAATCCATACGCTAACAACATTGAGCTTGTACAATATAAAATTGTTGTTACTAGTATCTTTTTAATCATTTGTATCATCTCCTTTCAATTGCAATATTAACATCTACATTTTCTTGTTCTGCATAAATTTCTATTAGCTTTCTAAGTACGTCTGCATAATCTACCACATGTGATCATCTCCTCTCTCTTGGGTTGTGCTGTGCTTATTTTGTTGAAATGTTTTCAACTTCTTTTGTAAAAAAAATTTTCCATGCTTCCTCTGCTGATTTTATTTTTAGTAAATCTACTGCTTTACTTATTTCTGTACTAGAAAAATCTGATTGATTATTTAATTTGCTACTTAATGTGTTTGGAGCCATTTCCATTGCTTCTGCAAAGTCATTTTGCGTTCCGAAAATTTCTTTTATTTTTCCTTTTAGTTTGTCAAAATTATATTTTTCCATTTTGCACCTCCTCGTTGAAATATTTTCAACTTGCAATTATAATACTATATGCCATATCAAAAGTCAACACTTTTTTTGAATTTTTTTCAACTTTTTTATATTTTTTTTAAAAAAACATTGATTTTTTTTCAATTTTCCTTTATAATTCAATTGTTGGAGGTTATTATGCAAATTATAGATACTTTTCAAAACAGGTTAAAAAAAGCTATGGAAATCAGAAATATTAAACAAGTTGACCTAGTTGAGAAAACAAAATTAGATAAAACTTTAATAAATAAATATTTAGCTGGTGTTTCAAATGCAAGGCAAAGAAAATTGACTTTATTGGCAGATGCCCTTAATGTTAATGAAATATGGTTAATGGGATATGATGTCCCAATGGATAGAGAAGTAAAAACTGACATATTAGGCAACCCCGTTGTCTCTATTCCGCTTCTTGGTTCTGTTAAGGCTGGATACGACTATCTGGCACAAGAAAACTGGATAGGTACAGTTGATGTGGAGACTAGTTTAGTTGGTGATGGGAAAGACTTTTTTGCTTTAAAAGTAAAGGGAGATAGCATGGCTCCTGTGTTTTTAGAAGAAGATATAGTTATAGTAAAAAAACAAAATGACTGCGAGAACAATGAATTTGCTATTGTAATTATAAATGGAGATGAAGGAACCTTAAAGAAGATAAAGAAAACAGATAATGGAATTATATTACAACCTTTAAATCCCGCTTATGGTCCAGTAATGTATACTAAAGAAGAAATGGAAACAATACCAGTTCTTATAGCTGGCATTGTAAAACAATTAAAAAGGGAGTTTTAATAATAGAAAGGGGGTGACAATCATTATGGCAGAAAAAGAAAAAATATTTACAAGGGGAAATTTAATTACAATGACTATTTGTATAGGAGTTACATTAGTTATAGCTATTTTATTATTTATCTTAACAAATAGTTCTGGATTAGTTAACAACAACTTTTTTAAGATAGAGTCTTTTAATATGGACACAGAAAAAACTGATTACACATATTCAGATAATTATTACACTTATACTGGAACTGGAGTTATAACTTGTTTAGATAAAAATACTAACTACTTTGTTTTAATAGAAAAAATAGACAATGCAAATGATACAGAAGATTATACAACAACTATCGTAATGAATGGCAAAGGAGAATTTGGTACTTATGATTCAAGTTATTCTAGCAATATAGAAAAACCAGAATATGAGTTTAGAGTAGTTGGTTTTATACCTTTTGACAAGTAAAACAAAAAAAGAATTAGAAAGTGTTTGAGTTTTCGCACAGCACAACCACTTATCTAATTCCGACAATCACTATTGAAAGCGATTTCTCTAATATTATACATTAGAGTTACCTCGTTTTCAATAGTTTAATAAACAAATTTATTGAAAAGTGAGGTTTTTTATTATGAAATATGTAGCTTGCTACTGTAGAGTTAGTACCGAAGAACAAAAAAAATTCGGTTTTTCTATACAGGCACAAAAAGACGCTTTAGAAAAATATTGCAAAGAAAATGGATATAAGTATGAATTTTACATAGATGAAGGAATTTCCGCTTCTTCTATGAAAAAAAGAAAAGCACTAAATGAAATGTTAAATAAAGTTTCTGTTTTTGACATGATCTTATTTACTAAACTCGACAGATTAAGTAGAAATGTTTTGGATGCAAACAATATAAACAAACTGTTAATAGACAACAAATGCACGATGAAAGCAATAGATGAAGATGATATAGACACTTCTACAGCAGATGGAACTTTTATTTTTAATTTAAAAGTATCTTTGGCACAAAGAGAAATCGGAAAAACATCGGAGAGAATAAGATTTGTTTTTAATAATAAACGAGAAAAAGGCGAAATTACGTCTGGCACAAAAAAATATGGTTATGACATAGTAGACAAAAGATTTTCAATAAATTCATTAGAGGCTGAAAATATTATTAATTTATATAAATATTTTGTTAATGTTAATGGGAACATGAAAAAAACTTATGAATATTTTATCCAGCACTTTGATGGCAAAGGGTATGATGCTCTTGTAAATTATTTATCAGACACTGCATATATTGGGAAATATAAACTATATAGGAAAGACGTATATTTAGAGAACTATATTCCTGCCATAGTAACTACTGAATTATGGAATGCGGTTCAAAAATTAAGAACAAGAAAAACAATAATGAAAAAAAATAATGTAGATGACTTATTTTCTGGATTAATATTTTGTAATTCTTGTAAATGTAGATTATGCAAAAAAGTAGACAATAGATCAAAAAATAATTTAATACGTTATATTTGTGATAATAATTATAGATACATTCCAGGAACTACAAAAAAACGTTGCCCAGCTTCTAACATTATTAAAGAAGAATTTATAGAAACATATTTACTCAAAAATCTAGAAAATGAATTTAACAAGTATAAATCTGTTATAAATTTTCAAACTGCTAAAAATGTAAAAAAGACCAATACAGCCTTAATAAAAAAATTAGAAAATAAGCTTTTAAAGCTAAAAGATTTATATCTTGATGATTTAATAGATAAAGATACTTATTCTAAAGATTATAAAAAATATTCAGATGACTTAAAAAAATTAAAATCTGGTCCAATTGAAAAACCACAAAGAGATTTTTCTCACGTTGAAGAAATACTAAACTCTGATTACATTAACATTTATAACAATCTTACGAGAGAAAACAAAAAAAGATTTTGGATGTCTTTTATTGATAAAATATATGCTGAAAAAGGTGAAATTAAAGAGGTTACATTCTTATAACCTCTTTAACCTTTAGTCGTTACTTTGTTCCGGTGCATCTACTGGGCAACATTATTTTAGTAACGCTTTATTGATAATATTTATTCTACTTATATTAAATACTTTTACAAAAGTCTTTCTAAAAACTCTAAACAATATCCTTTCCCACCAATTTAATTCGTTTTTGATAAACATAATTTCATGTTTCATATAATACCCTCCTCAAATCATTGACAAATCTTGTCTGGGAGAATATAATAATAGTAGAATATACTCCACAGAGTGTATTTGTCAGGTTAAGAGATAGGTCCATAGGTGCGAGGACTATCTCTTTTCTTTTGTCGAAAAAAAATGGAATGCCTAAATAGCTGATATATTAACATACATCAACCCACATTCCATTAATCAAAAAAAAGATTCTCTATAAATTCGACGACTACATTATACATTTTATGATAAAATATGACAATAGTTTTCGACATAAAATTTTTCGACAAAGTTGTCGATAACTGGTTAAAATTTTTTATAAGTTATTGAAATGTACGTACGTATATAGTATAATAATTATAAAAAAAGAAAAAGGTGATTAAAAAATGGAAAGTAAATATAAAGCACAAATTAATTATGCTAAAAGAAAAGGTTTTGTAAAAATTGGGTTTGATACAGATATAGAAACTAGAGACAGATTTAGAAAAGCATGCAAAGCTAACAACACTAATACTACAGCAGTGTTAAAAGACTTTGTAACTAACTATATTAAAAAAAATGAAAAAAAATAAAAAAATTTTCAAAAAACTATTGACATATACGTACGTATATTGTATAATATATTTAAGTTAAGAAAAGAAAGGATTGATATATTATGATTAAAAATTTGGAAGAAGTTAAAAAAATATTAAATGAAAATAATTTAAATGAGGAAATGCTTGATAAAGCTATTCAACAAATTAATGAAACTTGTGATTATAATAAAGAAGGTATCTATAAAGCTGAGTTGAAAAATTTTGAAATGACTATTAAAAGAATAACGACTTTTTATGATGAAAACGGAAATATAATGACAGAAAATTTTGAAGATTTTGCAGAAGCTAAAGACGAAGATACTGTTATAGATATTACAATAAACGGAAAAGTTTATAATTTATAAAAAATAGAGCCAGCCCCGAAGGACTGGCTTTAGAAACGGATGGGAAGATGTTTTCCTACGACCCCTTTATTTTTATATCATATTTCACAACTTAAATCAATATTGAATTTGTATTTATCCCTGCAATTCCATCTACTGTTAGTCCGTTGTCTCTCTGGAAATCTCTAATAGCTCTTTGTGTATCTGTTCCGAATATTCCGTCTATTCCGCTGTTTCCGACACTATAACCTTTGTGGTTTACTAGTCTATCTTGAACCCATTTTACTAGTTCGTTAGAATGCCCTTTTCTGACTGGATGTCTTCTTAGATGTTCTGTAGTTGCTGGTCCAACAATTCCGTCCACAGCTAGACCACAATCGTAACTGTTATTTAACGCTGTCTGTAGATTTTTAATAACTTGTACTCTGTCGTATGGATATTGTGGTTCCGCTTCTGTAACACTTCCGTTTGCTATAGTATCAAACGGAAAATTTGCACCAGGGCAACTTGTATTGCAAACATCTTTATGTTTTTGTACAGTACTAATTCCATATTTTTGTTTTAAATATACAACTAGTTCTTGTCCAGCTTTTATTTGTGCTTCGGACATTGTTTCTTCTTCAAAATTACCCTCGAAACAGATTCCAATACTATCTGTATTAGCACCATATGCATGTGCACCCACTGCATTTTCTGGACGTCCTCTATAGATTTCTCCATTTTTTCTAACATAGAAGTGGTATCCAATTCCAGCATATCCTAAACTATTTTTATGATAATTATGTATTGTCTCTACACTTTGTTCCACACTAACTGCAGTGTGATGAAGTATAATTCTTGTTGTTTTGCTTCTCGTAGACAAATTAGTAAAGCTTAAATTTGTTTCTATTATATTCATTTTCCTTTTTCCTCCTTTTATATTTTTTATGGTTTTCTAAAACATTAACGATTGTTACACATATTAAAATTAAAAAGAGTAATATTAAAGCTATCATAATGTTACTCCCCTTTATTTATTAAATTCCTAAACATTTCGTATAGCCCCGTTGAAGCTAAACCGCTAAATAATCCTGTTAGAATCACTTCTGCTGTAATTCCAGTTGATAAGTTAATTAATATATTAATAATTAATCCTAGAACTCCCATAATTAGCGGTATGTATTTATTTGGAATGAAATCTAAACTGTTCTTGATAATATAACCAACGCATAAACAAATTCCAACTACTAAAATGCTAAAATATTGTGTTAAAACAGATATATCCATGCTACTCACCTCCTGCAATCATAAAAAATCTTACTAGCCATGCAATTAAGCTGAGTCCAAACCCCATAAATGCACCAACTATTGCACTTGTTATGTTTTGTTTAACTAACTTTTTGTTTTCTTTATATTCAGTAAATTCTTTACTATTTAACGCATCTACTTTACGATTCGTTTCGTCCATCGTTCTCTGCATATTCTCCATGTTAATCGCTAAAATATGTACATCTTCTGCTAAGCTCTTTGTTGATTTTATATCTTTTCTTAATTCATCAATTATGTTTAAAATATTCTCTCTTTCGGCATCGCATTTTGCTTGATGTTCTGCTAATTTTATAACTTCTTGAGTTAATTGCTCATTAGTCATATTTTTATTTCCTTTCTATATTTTTTTACGCCGTTCTCTTCCACATGTAGCACGTTATGTATTGTTGTTGAATATTAAATGGTTGACTGCTACCAGTATTTTCTGTAAAAGGGTCTTGTCTCCAATCATCTTCTCCGCTGTTATTAGAACCTCGTGCCGCTGTCTCCCTATAAGTCCCTGATCCCTGAGTATTTTTTACGTGATAAATATGATTATGTGAAACTAGTTCTTCTATTGTCATCGTATGCTTTTTCTCTCCGCCGGTTTTTTCAACAACGTTAAAATCTGTATCTGTAGTATCCACACCAACTGGAACTCGTCCTGCTCCCCAACTTACCCAAGTTCCTCCGATTAACGTTCCTGGATTTGTAGAAGAAATTGACATATAAATAGACCCTATTGGATATATAAAATCCAATAAAGTCTTATCCTTTACCATTAATTCCCCATCCACTTCTAAATTACCTTTTATAACTCCGCCTGTTAAATCTAATTTATTGCCAGTAGAACTATTATTAACTTTTAATTTATCTAATAATGTTACACGTAAATTGCCACTTTTGAAATAAACAAAGTTTTCATCTGAAAGAGTTATGGCAGATATATAGCTATCATATATGTCATCATCTGTTTTGATTCGTATATTTCTTCCAATATACAATTTTGTTACGTCCATTAATTTACTAGTTTTTGTTATTTTAAATTCTACGAGATGATTGTATGAATTACCTTTTATGACATTTAATGCTTGCTCACGTGCTATGTCTGCCGTATCTACACTTATAGTCTCTATCTTTCCTTTCGCACGATTTGGATCGTCTTTATTCTCTGTAGTACTTCTATCTGTTTTTAAATATAAGTTATATTCAGAGTTGTCTTCTCTAATTAAGACTTGTACTCTAGCTGTTATATCTGTTTCATAAATTTTGTTGTAATCGGTTACTTCCGGCAGCGTAGTATCTACAACAACTGTATCTTCTTCTTTTTGTCTTATATCTATTCTTAGTCTACCATTTACAAATTTAAATTCTGTATAGATATTTTTGTATTGTCTGCAATTTATTAAAAAAGTATGGAAATTATATAGTCCATTCTCTGTATTCGTACTTACAACTGCTTTCGTGTTGGTATGCCAATATATGTCTATATATGGAATATTCGTGAAATTATCATCAGAATTTACAAAATTATTTGAAATAGTATCTGCTATAAACTTCTCTATTCCTACGCTAGTCATTACATCTGTGTTTTTTTCAATTATTTTCCTGTCAAAAATATTAGAAATATCTAAAGCATTAATTGTAACCACATTGCTATTTTTTTCTGTTTCTATTCCACCACTTGGAATTACAAATAAAAATTGTCTATATAGCCCATTTAAAACTAAAAAGTTACCCTCTTGCAATCCTGCTGTTTTCATGATTACAAAAGTAGATTTAGCGTTTGTCTCTTCATCAAGATTAATCTGGTATTCCGCTAATTTAGATACAGACAATATACTTAAATCTTGCCTGGATAATATATAGAGTTCCATTTTTCCTCCTAATTAATTTTCATTAAACCTACTTTAAAATTTTTTGTTCCACTACTTCCTGCATTTATCATGCTTGCAACTTGAAAAGTAATCCCATTATCTATTAGTCTCGCTCCAAGTACATGTGTAGATTGATTTTCAAAGTAATCATAGTCTGCCAAAATTTGAATTGCTAAAGATATTACAATGCTATTATTTTTATTAAAACCTGCTGGATAGTTTACTGTAGCACTTCCTTTTCCATTAGACAATGTTATTTGTCCAGATACGACCGCAATGTCGTTACTTCCCATTATTTTTACCCAATCTCCTAATTCTTCACTTATATGACGTTCGTATCTAACATTGCTATTAGTTAAAGAATATCTCTGTATTACATAACCAGAACTTGTGTTTGTTGAAATAACTTCTAATACACCTGGTTCATTTACGGGATAACCATTCCCCAGTCCCGTATCTTTACATACGTAAATTCCGGGGGTATTTAGAGTATTAATATTTCTATAAGATGTCAATTCTCCTCTGTTAATCAAACTGTTTGGATCAACATCGCTTTTTAATAAATATGCACTTCCGTCTTCTACATTATCAATTTCTTGTTCAAGAGCATCAATTAAAGTTTGAACTTGGCTATTTATTTGTTCGTAAATATTGTCAAAATTCAGTGGAGTACTTCTATTTGTAAATTCTGTTATTCCAGCATCAGTTTTTCTAAATCTAGCAAATTCATACTGGTACAAGGTTCCACCGTTTGTTATGTCTTGTTGTGTTAGAGTTGGATATGTAGTTGTTCCTTTTATTAATTTAAAAGTAGCTTGTAATAGACTAGTTTCTGTATTTTCTTTAGATAAGTCTATTTCGCAAACAAAACTATAATATCCGTTATCTGTTACATTTAAAGTAGTTCCTCCTTGTTCTCTTAGAAATGCTCCTCTTACTACAAACCATCCGTCTGCAATAGATACGCTATTATTAGTATTAGATAATGCACACCCATCTATTACTCCATTATTTTTATTTAAAAAAGTATCCTGAAATTTTCTAAATGCTTCACTCGTAAATAATTGTTCATCAAACGTATATCCTATTAACATTTTATTCCTCCTTTTTTATACTGCTTTATATTCTACATAGATTGTTAATTTCGCATTTTGTACATCATTGTCTGCATTTAAACTAATTTCGCTTGTTCCGCTTCGGAATTTTAAAGAAATTTATTTTGTTTAAATCTAAACTATCAAACAAATTTGTAATAGTTCCATCAGAAGCTTGTTTGTAGACAAACAAATCTGTATCTCTAGTACAATAGAATAGCTTTTCCCCTGATTGTAAAGTCAAGTCAAATGTCAATTCATAAATTTCTTCGTTGTTAACTTCTATTAAAATAGACGGATTTAATAGATATCCGTCCATTTCCACTAAAAAAGGAGCATTTGTATGCCCCTGATTTTGAAATATGATTTTTCTATTGTTATAACTCACAAATCTGCTGTTAAACCTAAAATTCCACCTGACTTCATTTTCTTGCGTTGTTATATTGTAAACCACTTCTTTTTGTTCGTACCACAATGATTTTATTGTAAAAATTACAGGACAAATTAAAAGTCCATTTAACCCTTTTTGTCCTTTTTCGACACTTGCTGTGTCTATATCTTTAAAATATTCTGTAGTACCATTTTCAAGTGGAATTATATATACAAATTTTAAAGAATTTGCACCTTCCACGAAATTTATAAAATTTCTATAATTGTCGTAATTTTTAAAAACTAATTCTCCTGAAATTTGTCCTTGTGCTAGTTTTCTTATGTTTTGTATAAAATTATCTCCAATTTGAGAATATTCTGTATTATAAGAATAACCTAGTCCTCCGCGGAGAATTTAAAAAGCAACCATTTTCAATGTTCATTAATGAAAATCGTTGCCCTTTTTCGTTTTCTATATCAAATTCTCTTACCAAGACGAACCTCCTCTCCAACAAAATTAAAAAGACAGCCTGTCGACTGTCTCTTTAATTTTTATATATCTTAGTTATTCAATTGGTTGCATTTGAAATGCTGAATGTGCATCTACTTCATCTCCATTCTCAAAAGTATATACATATTCTTCGACGCCGTATTCTCCTAGTATAGTATTCACTCGTAATTCTCCATATCTTGAATAGACAATAAAATTAGCGTTACCTCCAAAAATTTTATATCTTCCAGTATCAAAATCTTTTCCAGCTACAAGTTTTCCCGCTGGATAGCTTCTTGTTTCCCCTTTTACAACAATAATATCCCCATTTAGTTTATCTAGTTCTTTTTCTAAATTTTGTTTTTCGTCATTCTTATCGGCTATACTTTTTTCTAATTGTTCTTGTTCTTGTTTTAACTCTTCTATTTTATTATTAATCTTTTCTTGCTCCTCTTCTTTTTGTAATTCAGAAATTTTTTCTGTAAGTTCTTTATACAACTTTTGTATTTTATTATTTTCTTCTTGCAAATTAATTTTTGAAGATTCTAATCTCTCAATTTCAGAATTTGCTTTAATTGCGTTTAAAACAACAATTAGAATTAAAACCACAATAATTATAGCAAGTACTATAATAGTCCAAAACCACCATTTTTTTAAAATATCTTTCATAAAAAACACCCCGACAACATTTTATCTTTTTATGTAAAATATTGCAACAAATATTTGTCGACAAAAAACGACTAATATTGACTTCCTAATCTTCTGTTAACTGTATCAATTATGATGTTTAATTTTGCTGGCGTTAATTCATCTTGTGTATATATGTTTAAAGTTGGAGTCGTAAATATAGTTTTTGTGCTGTCTATTACTCTGGAACTTAATGTTGCATTTGCCAAATTAGAATTTAAATAATTTCCATTAAAACTCTTATTAAACTTCTCTATTAATCCGCTTCCTAGTCTGCTAGCTAAATTCAAAGCTTCTTTTTCTTTAGAGTTTATACCATTTATAGCTCCTTGTACAAAATTTATACCACTTTTCTCTGCAAGCTTAGAAGGAGAATGTTCGTCCAAACTTCCATTAAAAGAAGCTAATATTTTTTTACCCAATTCCCACGCAGAGTTAAGTAGTCCTCCCATAGCATATTCAATTCCATTTTGTATACCTTCTATAAAATTTTCTCCGCTATCTTGTCCGTCTGAATTTTCATCAAAGCTATCTTTCATCTCTTTTGCCAAATTTTGAGATTCAGTTCCTAACGTAGTATCTGCAATTAAAACCCCAGTCATTTCTTGTATCTGCTCTTGAACTTCTACTGGCATTTGTGACAACACTTGCTCATAAACGTCATACGAATTTTGTGCCAATGTCTTCCACGCTTCAATTTCTTCTGTGCCTAAATTGCCAATAGTACTTGTCCTAGATACTAATTCTTCTGCTAATAATTCTAATTGTTTTTTTCCTTCTTCTAAATTAGTCGAATAAATGGAATCTTGAGCATTTTGATTCATTTTAACTTCTAAACCATACAATCTTTGCATTTCATTATTGGCAATAATTTGATTCTGTATACGTTTATTTAATTCTTCATTTGCATTTTGTGTTATAGTAGCTTGCGTTTTTCCAACAGATGCTTCAATTTTTTTATAATTCTCTATTCCGCCCTCAAGCATAAGCTGGCTTTTTTCTTCATAGGAAGCAATATTATTATTATAATCAACTAAAAGTTGTTCTTGCTCTCCAAGTGAAGAATTTAATTCTTTAATTTTTTCTCCATATTCTTTTAACCTTAAACTTCCTTCTACTAAGCTATATTCAGAACCAATCCAACCTTTGCTTCTGTCTTCTAAAAGTTTGTTATATTCCGCAGTGGCTTCACTCAATTCATCCTGAGTATCAAGATAATTCTCCATGGCTTTTGTCTTATTCTGAATGGCTTCTCTATATTCATCTTCACTTGCTTCAAGTATAATTTGTGCTTTCTTTTTTAGAATTAATTCATCAATACTATCACACATATCTGAATACGAATCTATAATATTGTTATTTAGCTCGTATTCTGTTCCCAAAGCTTCATTTAATTCATTTAGTATAAATTGTGTCCTACTTTCGTATCCTTCTTTTACTCTACCATTTTCATCTACAAGCTTGGTTAATTCGTTTTTTAATATTGCTACATTGTCAATTTCTGCCAGCTGAGCATCTCTTTGTTCTCTAATCGTTTCTAAAGAACTTCTTCTCGCCTCTGTTTCAGAATTTAATTTTTGTATTAATTCTGTAGTGCTTTCCAATTCTTTTTCTATGTTTTGATGTATTAATTCGACTGCAATAGCTACACCAGTCAATGTTCCTGTAACAATTCCAGCTGGGCTAACTATAGACTTCAGCCCTTTTGCCAAATTATTTACAGATTGATTTGTAGAAGTTGTTTTGTTTGCAGCCACTGCAACTGCCTGGCTAAACAAGCCTATTCCTTTTGTTACTTTTCCAGCAAGTGTTATTCCAGTTCCAGCTATTTTTATCAGAGGTCCAGCTGCTGCGACCATTAATCCCATTTTAATAATGTTCTCTTGTTCTTCGTCACTTAAATCCGCAAATTTATCAACCAAATCATTTGCAATTTCTAAAATATCATTTACAGTTGGAAGAAGTTTTTTTCCTAAATCGTTTGTTAAATTTTTTGTTTTAGCTGTTAACTTTTGTATGCTAGAAGCTGTATTTTGATTAACTTCATCTCCATATTTTTTAGTTGTTTGCTCTAAAATACCAAACAATCTAATTTGTTGCTGTGTTTGAAAGTCAAGTTGATTCCAACTCTTATCTCCTGCAAATTGTCTAAAAGCGTCTGTTGTTTCCAACAACGCAACATTTACGTTTACGCCTAAATCCTCAATTGCTTCTGTATTTCCTAAAAGACCACTTCTAATCCTGTCCATAACATCTTCCATTGTCCTTCCTGTCGCAGAAGCAATAACAGAAGATGCTCTTAGCAGGTCTTGTGTGTATTTAGCATTTTCTGCCTGGTCATCTGTAATTGTTTGTATTAAATTTCCATAAATTTGTGCGTATTTATAAGCATCTGCGGAAGACATGTTAAAAGAAAGTGCAGTATTCTCCGCAAAATCTTTAATTGTATCTGCTGCCTCACCATAAATTTTGTCAACTTGCTGTATAGCTGTTTCACTTTCTATTGCAGATTTAGCCATTAAAGTAAAACCTGTTGCAATTGGTAATGTTAGCCTTGTAGTTAATTTATTTCCTATGTCGTCTATTTTGTTTCCTAGACTTTTAATTTTATCTCCATATTCTTCTATTGCTCTTCCGGCAACCGTCCAATTTGAAGCTTCTACTTTTAAGTCTTTTAATTTGTTTTCTGTATTTATTATTTCTCTTTGTAGATTTCTATAATTTTCATCAGAAATTTTGGTTCCATTTTTTATCGCTTCATCGGCTTCTTTTTGTGTCTGCTTTAATATCTCTAATTTATCACTAGTTTCTTTAATGTTTTGTGCCAAAATTTTCTGTTTTTGAGAGACTAACTCTGTATTAGATGGGTCTAGCTTTAATAAAGAGTTAACTCCTTTTAGCTCTTTAGTAAGGCTAGAAGTGGCAGAGTTAACATTTTTTAAAGCTTTTTGAAGACCAGAAGTATCTCCTCCTATTTTTACAATTATTCCTTTTACCGTTCCTGCCATAATTCCTCCTATCCCAACAGTCTGTCAATATCTGCTTGTGTTGCTTTTTTTATTTTAGATTCCTCTTTTTTTCTTTCTACAGATAGAAAAATTTTAAGAATATCTACATAAGTCAAAAATTTTAAATCTTGAATTGTTAGTCCCATTCTTAAACACGCCAATAAAAAATGATGCTCGGGGAATAATGGCTCTTCATCATCCCCTTGCATCTTTTCTAATTCTTTAAATACTTTTTCGTCAACAAAAGCAATTTACGGCAAGTTCCGTTGCCTCAACAATCCAATCGTCATCAATTTTAAATTTTTTTATATTTCTTAAAAAGTCATCATAATTAGCTACTTTGTCATTTGCAGTATAAATTAATGTATATGCTATTCTTGTTATAGCTTCTATAAATTCGTCTATATAATTATTCATAAATTTAGAGATTCGATCGTTAAGTTCAGACTCGTTCAATTCTGGAAATTGATTTTTTAATTTATTAGCTTCTATAGTTTGCGTTATTAAATAGTTTTGTATAATTCTGATATCCTGCATAATGCCTCTATTAAAAATTCTTTTATGTAAAACATAAGTTAGGGCATTACAATCAGCATCGTATGTATTTCCATCGATTTTTATCTGCTTCATAAGTTCCTCCCTTAAACGCTAGGTGCTGTAGCATCTTTTTCATAAACTTTTGTAAAAAATGTATTATACACATCTTCATTTGTTTCGTTTGGCTCTATTACTGCTTTTATAACATGATCAGTACTTCTTGGAGTCATCGTAATTGAAATTGTGTCGGTCTGTGGTTCTTTAGTATCTTCAATGGTTCCCATTTCAGAAGATGGTCTAGCTGCAGTACAGTCATAGTATATAAATCTTCTCTTTTTTACATCTCCTTCTATTTCTCCCATTAAAGCAAATCTTGCATTAACGTCATCTGCACTTTCGAAAATAGCTCCATTTGTATCCACGGTTTGTCCTAAGATTGTCGTTAAAAATTCTTGTGGTGTCATTGCTATCTCCAAATCTCCAGTATATCCGTTATTAGCAACAGCAACATAATATTGTATGTTATCGGCATAAAATGGTGTTGTCTCTCCTTCTGGTTCTGGAGTTAAACTTACCGCTCCTGGCATAGGAAACGGTGTTCCATAAGTAATTTCTCCATCAACCTCTGTTATTTTAGCAATGTGAACATTGCTTAATCCAAATTTAACTTTATTGTTTGTTTCTGGCATTTTTTTCATCCTTTCTTTTTTTATAATTCAAAAAAATAACTTACTTGCCAAACCTCTTCGTCTTGCAAATAAGTTTCTTCTGTTTTATTCCAAGCAATATCGCCCAGAATTTCATTTTCTATTTTATTTTGTTCTTCTTCGTTCTTATAAATATAAGTATAATCAAGCTGTATAGGTTTATTTTTGCAATAAACTTTATTGTCTGCAAAAAAATTGTCAGTATCTATGAATTTTGAAACTAAATGCGGAGGTGGTGTTGGTTCTTCAAATTTGCCATAAGCATATTTAAATCCTGCATTCTCACAATGAGTTCTTAATTCTTCTAATGTCATTTAATACCTCCTATTTTCTTTTTTAATTCTTTTTCAAATTCTTTTTTGTATTTTTCTTCTGTTGGTCGTATATGGGGCTGTGGTCTTGTACTTCCACCATTGCGAGTAGCATGTCCAAACTCTAATAAATGAGTCAATTGATAATCTGTTTTATTCCAAACTTTTATAGTATATAGATTTCTACCTCTTTTGTCTTTTTTTAAAGCCCAACCTTTAGCATAGTCACCTCTGGCACCTCTAGGCGAAATTTTCTTTAATTCATTTACCGCATCTTTTCCAACTTTGTTTGCTACTTCTTCTACCTCTTCTGAGATGTCGTCTGTATAATTTTCAAGAGCATTCATTATTTCTTTGCTTAATAAATTAACATCAATTGTTTTTGACATTTTTTACTTTCCTTTCACAAATTAAAACAACCTCATCTGCGTACGGTTCACTAACACGAATTATTGAATAAGTTATTCCCATATAAATTAGCTCTTCCTCATTGTTGTAATTCAAAGCACTAATTCGCAATCGCAATGTTGGCTTAAATCCCTGTTCATTTGCTTCGTAAAACTCATTTGCATAAATTTCTTCAACTTTTATTATTGGAATTTCTATCTCTGTTTGTACTTCTTTTTGCACACCTATACTATCTGTTTTTAAAGTAGTAGATAGTAACTTGCAACTCACATCACGCATTATTATCCACCACCTTGTAATCCTCTGACAAACCTAAATTAGCACATAGAAGACTATATGTTCTCTGTGCTAATTCTTTTTCTTTTATATCTACATTTCCAAAATTAGCTTTTACAAACATAACAATAGCAGATTGAACTAAAGTGTCATTTGTGTCTAAGCTAGCCAAAATCCCCTGTCTATTTAGGTCTGCTACTCCTGCTTGTATCCACATTTTAATTTCTTCATCTTTTAACGTAGCTGTTTCTACAATACTTAAGCATTGTTTTACCAGTTTTAGCAACGCGTCCATATAGTCCTCCTTCTCTTATTAAACTGATTGTTCTGTAGCTTTGTGTCCATAAACAAATGAGTTTGGAACTGGTGCTCCACCTACTACACAGTAACCAGTGTAATCGTTTACTCTTGAACGACCAATAACGTCTTTTGATACACTTAAGTTTTCGTTAAAGTTCATTTTATACCATCTAGCATTACCAATAATGAAGTCTCCGTCTTTTAAGAATGGGTCAACCTCAACTGGAAATCTTGCAACTGTATTTAACGCAACTCCGTTTACAGGATTATTCAAATAAGCACCATTATTATCTTTCATAAATGCTATATCTAATGCAATATCTTCTGCCATATAAATTTTGGCACCTGCTCTTTTTCTTTTTGGTAGTAATGCAATGGCTGCCTTGATAGCATCCAAAGCATTTGTTGTAGATTCATATTCAGCATCTATGTTGTTTCCTGATAAGGTAATACCAGAAATTTCATTTGTTCCGTTACCGTAAAATGGTTTGTCTGCTAAATTTTCTCTCATTTCTCTTGCAACTTCTTCAACTATATAATTGATAAAGTCTTCAACTGCCATAGCTTCTAACTTCCATGTAATTCTTATAGTTTTAGATAGTTCCATTTGAGTGAATGTTAATGTTGCCCACTCGTCTGACTCTAGTTTGTTGTCAGTTCCTTCAGTAACCCACTCTGCTCCAGAGCCAGTTTTTTTATAAGGAAATGTTATTAATCCTTTTACATATGTTTTAGCAATATCTCTTAAAAATGGTGACTCAAGTTCTACTTCTCTCAAGATTTCCATAGAAACCGTTTCTGGAATAAATAAACCACCGTTATTTACACCATCAACGCTAGAACTTGGTGCTGTATAAGTTGTAGCAGTTGTTGTTAGTGCTACTCCTAATGCTCTTTTTTCATCTTCTGTAAATTCACTTTCATCTTTGCACATTAATTTTTTAGCCCATGCACTTCTATATTCTTCTGATTTAAGTACATTTGCTCTTGTAAAATTCTTTTCCATCTTTCTTTCCTCCCTTTTTGAAATAATGTTTGTAATTTCAACTTTTCTTTGCTCTAAATTTTGAGTGTCAGCAATTAATGCTCTTTCTTCTTCGCGGGTTATTTCATTCGTTGGCTTGTTTTCTTTGTCTGCTTCTTCTATTTTCTCTTCAGACAGTTTTCTTAACTCTTCTTCTATTTCAGACACTTTTTCTTCTGTGTTAGCATCTTTTAATAGATTTCTTAGTTCTTCTTTTTTTGTTTCTAATTCTTGTTTTGTCATAACTTCCTCCTTTTAAACATAAAAAAATACAGCTATCCAGCTGTTTTATAAACTTCCTATCTCACTATCCAGTTCGAAAAATTTACTATCCAGTATCTTTTCTTCGGAATTATAAACTTAATAATATTTTTAATTTTCTTTTTCTTAATTCTAATTCTT